GGCGCAACTCGTACGCCGAGATCGTTCGGTCTGGCGGAGGACGCTGCTCGGCACTGTGGCCGATCCACCCTAGCCGCGTGACGATGGAGCGTCTCAAGAACGACGACGGGACGCCGGGCGAGATCGTCTACCGGGTGAGCCTCCCGGGCGGGCAGCACAACAAGGAAACCGGGCTGCCCTTCGTGGTCCTCGATCGGTCCAGGATCTTTCATCTCCGCGCCTTCGCGCTGGACGGTCTGGCGGGGACATCGTCGCTGTCGACGCATCAGGAGTCGATCGGGCGGGCCCTCGCGCTGGAGCGGTATGGAGCCTCGTTCTTCGGGAACGGCGCGATCCCGGGCGGCGTCATCGAGCTGCCTGGGACCCTCGGGGATAAGGCGTACGAGCGGCTTCTCGCGGCGTGGAACGCGCGGCACCAGGGCCTCGACAGGGCCCACCGAATCGCGCTTCTCGAGGACGGTGGCAAGTTCCACGAGACGAGTGTCCCCAACGAGAAAGCGCAGTTCAACGAGAGCGAGCGGTCGTCGACCGAGCAGATGGGCCGCATCAACCGGATCCCGCCGCACCTGATTGGGGACCTGTCGCGGGCGACGTTCTCGAACATCGAGCACCAGGCGATCGACTACGTCGTGCATTCCATCCGGACGCACGCGGTGCGGTGGGAGCGGGCGGTTCACGGGCAGATCTACACGGCGGCCGACCGCCGGACGCACTTCTCGGAGTTCCTGCTCGATGCCCTGCTCCGCGGCGACTCCGTGAGCCGCGCGAGCACGTTGGCCGTCCTGCGACAGAACGGGATCATCAACGCGGACGAGTGGCGCGGGCTGGAGAACATGAACCCGATCGGCGATGAGTCCGGGACGGCCTACCTCGTGAACGGGAGCATGGTGCCGGTAAATCAGGCGCTTCGACCGAAGCAGCCGGGCCGGGAGCCGGCGCCCGCCGATCAAGGCCGGATGTTGCTACCGCTCTACCGGGCCGCTGCGGAGCGGTGCATCAGGAAGGAGGCGGCGGCCATCGACAAAGCCCTCGACCGAATCCTGAAGGTCGAGGGGATGCGCGCCTTCGAGGGCTGGCTGCTCGAGTTCTACCGCCAGCAGGGCGAGACGGTGCGGCAGGCGTTCGTGCCGCTCGCGGTCGCCACGGGTGAGATGGTACGCGGCGAGACGGGCCCGGACCTCGGCGACTGGGCGCTGGCCCACGTCCGTGGCCTGGCGCTGGCCAGGGAGAAGGCGGCGCAAGAGGAGATTCGGGGGATCGTGGCGTCAGGGCCCTCCGACCTCGTTGGGACCCTCAAGGGCATGGTGTCCCGCTGGCAGAAGGAAGAGCCTGAGAAGGTGGCGGTGCGCGAGCTGGCCGGGACGGTGGCTGCCGCGCGGAAGTTCATCACCGAGCGCACGGCCGCGCTCGTCGCGTAGGAGGCGGAACATGGAGCGCAGGGCATTCGAGATCAAGGAACTCCGGGTCGAGCGGGTCGAGGGCCGCGGCGTCAAGCTGGGCGGCTACGCTGCGGTTTTCGATTCCGAGAGCGTAGACCTGGGAGGCTTCACGGAGCGGATCGCGCGCGGCGCCTTCTCCGGGAGCCTGGCAAAGGACGTCGTGGCGCTCGTGAACCACAACCCGGACAAGCCGCTGGCCCGGACCTCGGCAGGCTCGCTGAAGCTGGTCGAGGACGAGCGGGGCCTGGCGTTCGAGGCCGGGCCGTTGCCGGACACCTCGCACGCCCGGGACGTGGTGGCCGACATCGAGGCCGGGAACATCCGGGGCATGTCGTTCGCGTTCCGGACGCTTCAGGACGTGTGGGCCAAGGTGGGGCCCGGGAAGTGGCTCCGGACGCTGCTCGACGTGGAGCTGCTCGACGTGAGCCCAGTGACCTGGCCGGCGTACCCCTCGACCGAGGTGGCGCTCCGTGCCACGGACGGCGCCGCCGAGGCACTGGCTGGGCTGGCGAAGGCTCAGGCTGCCGACGAGGCGCGGGAGCGCCGACTGCGGCTGTTGGAGCTGGGCGGCTGAGATTCCACAAGCAACGCGATGGCGAATGGGTGGCCCCAAAGCGTAGAGGCTTCCTCATGAAGTGCTGCGATTGTGGCCTCGTGCACCGCCTCGACTTCAGCCTGATCAGGGCCGGCCGTGGCCGGAGGATCTTGTTCCGCGCCTACCGCCGCGACCGGGGCCGGCGACGAACGAGGACTTGACAACCGTGCTACGCTCGTCCCGTAGGCCGTGCCGCTACGCCCCCGCGGGGGGCTGGGTCCTGTAGGACATCCGGTAGCGACGCCGCGAAGCTGCCCGCCACTCGGTAGAGAGGCGCGAGGCTCCGAGGTACCAGAACCGATCTGGTGCCGGCGGGGTTTCGCGCCTTTTCCCATTCCGGCCCGAAGCCCTCCGGTCACCGCACTGGAGGAGACAGAAGGCCATGACGATCGCCGAGAAGCAGGCCGAGCGAGCCCGCCTCGTCAAGGAGATGCGGGCGATCAACGACGCGGTCAAGGACCGCGCCTGGACCCCCGACGAGACCGAGAAGTACGCCAAGATCGAGGCCGACGTCGACAAGCTCGGCACCGAGCTCGAGGCCGAGCAGAAGCGCACGGAGCGCGCCTCCAAGCTCGTCGACCTCGAGAAGCGCATCGCGGAGCCCGGAAAGCCGGCGACGAAGCCGGAGCCCGTCGCGGCCCGCGGGAAGTCCGCCAGTCCCCTCGCCTCCCCCGAGTACCGGGACGCCTTCGAGGTCTACCTCAACGGCGGCATGGGTGCCTTCTCGGCCGAGGTCGCCAAGCGCGCCGACACCCTGGCGGCCGGTGTCTTCACCAAGGCCGGCGCTCTCATCGGCCCCGAGGAGTTCGTGGCCGAGCTGATCAAGGGCGTCGACAACGACGTCTTCGTCCGGCGGTACGCCCGGCGTTTCCAGATCGCGTCCGCCGTGAGTCTGGGCGTTCCCACCCTCGACACCGACATCGACGACGCCAACTGGACCGCCGAGCTGCTCACCGGCAGCCAGGGTGACATCACGGTCGGCAAGCGCGAGCTGCGGCCGCACCCGATGGCGAAGCGGGTCAAGATCAGCAAGACCCTGGACCGCCTGTCCGCCATCCCGATCGCGACGCTCGTGCAGGAGCGCCTCCGCTACAAGTTCGGCATCACCGACGAGAAGGCGTTCCTGTCCGGGACCGGCGTCCAGCAGCCGCTCGGCATCTTCGTGGCGTCCGCCGACGGCGTCCCGACCACGCAGGACGTCTCGACCGACAACACGGCGACCGCCATCACGGCCGACGGGCTCATCAACGCGAAGCACTTCATGAAGGCCCAGTACTGGCGCGGCGCCCGCTGGTGCTTCCACCGCGACGCCGTCAAGATGATCCGGAAGCTGAAGGACGGCAACGGTCAGTACATCTGGGGCATGGGCCTCGCGGGGCAGCCGGACACGCTCCTCGACCTGCCCATGGACATCTCGGAGTACGTGCCGAACACCTTCACGACGCTCCTCTACGTCGGGGCGCTCGCCTTCTGGCCGGCGTACTGGATCGTGGACGCGCTGGACATGACGGTCCAGTTCCTCGACCAGCTCTACGCCGAAACCAACACGAACGGCTACATCGCGCGCAAGGAGACGGACGGCGCGCCCACGCTCGCCGAGGCCTTCGTCCGCGTGAAGCTCGCGTAAGCGAAGCCAGGAAGGAAGAAAGATCATGTTGCTCTCTCAGGTGAAGGTCGATCAGATCCTCGGCTACTTCGCGGCCGGGACCACCAAGCGGACGTCGAGCATCATCGACATGGCCAACTACGACGGCGTCATGTTCGTCGTGGGGCTGGGCACGATTCTGGAGAACGGGACGCTCGACGCCTTCGTCGAGCAGCACACCCTCAACCAAACGTCGGGCATGGCCCGGCTGGCGACGACCGCGGCGTACACCGTGCTCGCCGCGGACGCGCTGAAGACGCAATCCTGCATCGTGGTGGACGTCTACCGCCCGCAGGAGCGGTACCTCCAGTGCAACATCACGCCGGCCGTGGCGAACGCGGTGGTCCTCGGGATCACCGCGATCCTCTACAACGGTCGGAAGAAGCCGGTCACGCAGGGCACGAGCGTCCTCGCGAGCACGAGCCTCTCGAACCCGGCCGAGGCGTAGAAGTCCTGACCCGGGCGGGGGCTCCCACTCTCCCGCCCGGGTCTCTCCAAGCGCGTTGCGCTAGGGCCACGGGGAGGCGGCCCGCAGCAAAGGAGAGCCGATGTCTTACCAGCCCAAGGTCTACAGGAAGCA